AACAGGAGGCTATTGCGAGAGGTGAGAGGAGATGAGATGTCCAAAGATAAAATGGAAGTTGAGAATACTAGCGATAGGACGATTATTCGCGCTGGTGCTGTTTTTCCTCCGAAGAAAAAAGTTATCGCTGAAATTTCGCCTACGCGCTTGCCAGAGATAACTGGTTGCAAGAGCCTTCGCCTGATTAAAACTCTCCCCCCGCCTATTCCTAAATCCGTTGGTGGCTATGTTTGCGAGTGTGGATTCGTAGCGAAGAGCGAGCACGGATTGAAAATTCATAAGAGCAGGTGTAAGTATGTATTGCAGCGTAAATGATGTGGTGGATTTCACGGGAATTAAAGCCGAAGACGTAGGTATAGCAGAAGCCCCCGAGAGATTCAAGGCATGGATAGAATCCCTAATCGCCCAGGCTGATTCGATGATTGACGCTCATTGCAGGCGGAGTTTCGACCCCGAGGAAGCGGACGCTAAATACCGCGATTTGCTAGCGGGCATATCAATGAAGATAACCGCCAACCTTATTATGAAATCCCTCCAGCTCCGAACCTCCCCCGTTGAGAAGATTGATGATTTCGTGATACGCGTAGCGGACTCCTCGGTTATCACCGAAGACATCAAGGAAAGCCTTGCGCTTCTCCCCATCGCGCCCAATATCGGGATAGGAATCGTAGGGGGGATAGATGATACATGTTGATGTAGATACTGGCACTATAGGTTCCCTTGGTGAGCAATACGAGAAGGCGCTATCCCGCATGATGTATTTCGTGTCCATGGAACTCTGGGGAAACATAAAGCGAGAAGCTCCTGTTGACCATGATAGGTTGAGGGGAAGTTTCTCCAAACCCGTGCAAACGGGGGAACACGAATATATAATCTTCTCTGGCGTGGAATATGGGGAATATGTGGAATTTGGGACTCGTCCACACAGAATAGAACCAAAGAACAAACCATTTCTGTATTTCAAAATTGATGGGCAAGAAGTTTATTGTGCTTACGTTGACCATCCCGGGACAGCGCCCAACCCATTCATTGAGCGCGGTATCGAGCGCACAGAGGGACGTGTGGACGAGTTTGCGGATAGAGCCATAGGAGAGACCCTTGGAGCTCTTTGAGAAGCTGGCGGAAATCGAAGAGCATGTTACCAAGATAATCGCTAGGGAGTGTAACTTCAAGAACATTATCTACGGCAACCGTGCTCGCATAGGCAAGATACAACCGCCAGTTATATGGATACTCCCAGAGGACTCACCGATTGAACATTCGGGGCTTGGCGAAATATGGGTTTATACTTTTTCCCTTGCCGCGGTAACCAAGAGCACCGACCCGAAGAAGGGCAAGAGCGAAGCCATAAGGCTCGCTACTGACGCGGCTTCGGCGCTGGTTCGCTCTCACACTCTCGATGGCGCAGTGAGAGATGTAAGGCGTGTAAGGTTTCTACCAGGCGAAGTTACGGGCATGAGTGCCGAGCAATTGTTCGCCTGCGGGTATACAATAGAAGTAAGATTCAGGTATATCGAAAAGCAATTAGGAGGTTGAAATGGAAATTTTGAGATATGCGGGATTTGCGGAGGAGACGACATTCAATCAAACACCCTCTCCCGCAGCGGCGTTTTACGTTGACCAAACTTCGGCTAGTGTAAACGCTCCGAAAGAATCCGAGTTGATTTATGAAGGTGGGCTAGGGCGGGCACCGCGCTTACACCGTCCAGGGTTCTATTCTGTAAGCGGGGACGTGGAATATGCGTTCGACATCCGAACGATAGGATGGGTGCTCAAGTGGGCGCTTGGTGGATACGAGTATGTTGGAGATAAGCACGAGATTTGGGGCAATAATAATAACATTCTCCCGTCGTTCTGCACCAGACTTGGGAAAGACGTATTCGAGCACATCTTCTCAGGCTGTTCTCTCGATGGGCTTTCCCTAGAGGTCGCGGATGAATACGCTAACGCGAAGCTATCTATTGTAGGCGCAAAGGATAGCAAGGGGACTATTGCCGAACGAAGCGCGGTGGAAGCGCTGATACCCGACGAATACCCGCTAGTGTTCCATGAGGTAACGATTAAGAAGAGCAATACTGATATCTCAACTAAGGTGAGCGAAATATCTCTTGAAATCAAAAACAATGTTAAAGCGGAAACGGGGCAAAGCCTGGGTTCTCGTTTCCCGAGAAGGCTTATCGCCGCAGAGCAAGAAGTTACGCTTTCTATCACACCCTACTACGATGACACCTCATTCCTCGAGCTGATTTGGGGTGGCGCTTCAGCTCCCGCCGTTGGTGGCTCAACAGAAGTTTCGATATCTCTGCATTTCGACGCGGGCACCGATGGAAGCATGGACATAACCCTCCCCCGCTGGCTAGCTACCACAGCTGAGATAAGCCCCAAAGGCGCGGGACTCGTAGAACAGAAGGTTGAAGGAACCGCGCTTGCGGGAACGATAACGGGATTGAGCGGAGACCTATTTACAGAGCTTCTTGTTCAACTGGATAACAACCAGGGCGAGATGATAGCAGGAGGAAGTTGATATGTTAAAGAAATCGGACATCCTGGCGGGAACAAACGCACAACAGGAAGTTGAAATATCTTCTCTGGGCGATACCGTTCTAGTTCGTCCTCTTTCAAGTGGGGAATGGGCTAGGGTGCAGGAAGCTCTTGCCAAGGGAATAAACATTGACATGACCGAAGCTCGGCGCGGAGGCAAGGTTGACCTTGGGGTTGTTCTCCACAACGATTACAAATCCGATATCCTCATTTGCAAGATGGGGCTTGTGGAGGATTACACGGAGGAGGAGCTTTCGCGGCTTCCTGTTATCGTTGTGAATGAAATCTCCCAAGCCATTCAAAATATAACTGGGGTTTCCAAGGGCAAAAAACGCGAGGATGAGATGTCCAGCTTTCGCGATGAGCGAGGAGGGGCAACAGATAGCGTTCCTGCAAATGATGGGGGTTCCCCTGGCGAGAACGCAGGATGAGCTTACCCCTCTTCAGGCAAATATCCTCGTGTTAGCATTGAGCAATTTGTTAGAGAGGCTTTCTGATGGCAGGCATTGAAATCACCGTATCGGTAATAGATGACGCTTCTGCCGCAATCGAGCAAATCGCAAGTGTAGCGGAGAGCGCCGCTGATTCCATCTCTTCTGCTATGGAGGGCGCGGGCGACGCCATAGATAATATAGGGAGCACCGCCGATAGCGCCGCGGGGGAGGTTTCCTCTTCTGCCGAAGAGGCAAGCGGTTCCATCGAACAAATCGGAAGCACCGCCGAGGAAGCGGGGAGAGCGGCGGAAACGGCGATGGATGGGGTGAAGGAATCTATTGATTCCGTATCCGAATCCGCGAGTAACGCGACGGATTTCATCGCGGGGATAAGTGGGGATTCGTTAGAGAGCGCGGGAAAGAAGGGGCTTATTGCGGGTGCCGCTATGGGAGGTGCCGCTGCTGGAGGAGAAGCGCTGGCGCAAAGTATGGGTTCTTTAGCGAGAGCCAACGACCAGGTTGCCGCCTTAACTGGTATAACCACGGAGGAAATGCGAAATCTCGTTAACGAAACCTCTAATGAGACCTTTGTCCTTGAGGACGTTTTAGGCACTTTTCGCCTTGCGGCAGTCCAGGGATTACGTTCAGGAGAAGCCCTTAAAGAATATGGCTCCTATTGGGATATGGTGGCTGACGCAATAGGGAGTGATGCTCCCACGCTTGCGAAAGCAGGCTTGGGGCTTGGAGTTCTCGGAGTAAAAGCAGATAATGTTACAGATTCTCAAAAGGCTCTAGGGCTCGCATATTCCTCTACCGCTATAGGAGTTGAAGGATTTCTCCGCACGGTAGGGCGAACATCGCCAGAGTTGAAAAAGATGGGGCTAGGTTTGAACGATACGGCAATTCTTCTTGCGGCGTTAAGCGAGGACATATCTGACCCTAAGGCACTTTTGAGAGCTTTCAGGGAAGGGCTCAATGAAGTGGGCGGTGCAGGTGGAGGATTGGACGAGTTAAAAGCGAACCTTGGAATTTCGGGGGAGAAATGGGCTGAATATTCGGAAAAACTTGAACATTCGGGAAAGGTTCTCGAAGAACACGCGGCGATTGATAACAAATACTTTACCACCCTTGATAAAATGAAGCAATGGCTCGCGGAGCTCAAGTTTGCACATTCCAACCTTTACGATGTTATCTCGACGGGCGCTGGTATTCTTTCGGGACTCTCTGCCCCCATGATGACCCTTGCTGGTATTTCCGTTTTACTAGGTAAGAACCTAGGTGACCTTAAAACTGTCGCTGTAGGCGCTATAGGCAAGCTTGGAGCGCTAAAAGGCGCCATGAGCACCCTTCTCCTAACAATGAAGGGAGGAATTGCCCATATAGCGAGTTTCGCTAGCGGTCTGATAGCCAAACTAGCTCCCGCGTTGGTTGGAGCCATCGCTAAAACTTGGGCGTGGACGGCGGCGCTTCTCGCCAACCCTATTACCTGGATAGTGTTGGGAATCATGGCGCTCATAGCGGGAATAGTTTTGCTCATCAAGAACTTCGATAAGGTAAAAGAGGCGATGGGGAAGGTCTGGGACGCCATCAAGGGGGTATGGGATAAAATCTTCGGATTCCTCAAAGGCGTCTGGGACAAGATAAAAGAGATTGCCGCGGCGGTATGGGATAAAATCAAATACGTTATCCTAGGACCCGTGGTGGGGCTGGTGCTTCTTATAAAGAGTAACTGGGACAAGATTAAA